CTAACATCGCCCTTCCACAGAAGGAAGGTAACGACGCTTCACTCTAGTTTCACAACTAAAAGTGTCGCGCACGTAACCGGGCGAAACCGATCACTTATGAGCTGTTAAGCTCATGTGAGTACATAGCGCGTCAATTCTCCCAAAAGAGAGGATTGGTCACTATGCCGAAGAACCGGGCACGATCATCGTGACGCCTAATGGCCCACTTCCCAGTCCATCGAGAGGGGAACAACTCTGTTTCTCTCTCGTTTTCTGATGGTGTGTCATAGACATCCAAACGATCGCAACCGTGAAGACGTGCGAGATACATACCAACCTGGTAGCTCTCGGTCACTTCTTTCACCTCACGCATTAAAGGCACTAGTCGTGCTCTACCTGCGCCGGGTGTCACAAGTGATGTCCTCAGTTCAAGGTCCCAACCCCCGTGAAGGGAGCGGGGAACGTAATCCTTGAACTTCTCCCATACTGCGCGGAAAGAATATTGAGGCTCTTCAATATGTTCGAAGAGGTCAACACTCGATCTGATCATCCAACTTCTAAGTTGGTTGAGTGCAAGTATGAGATCACTCACATCCGTGAACTGTTCACAGATGTGGAAAGGACTCACGTCCATGCCTCTGTAGTAGTGCTTACCGCAACTCTCGAAGACTGGGCCATCAACAAATGTCTTATCGACATTCGTTTTAAAGCCACAGAAGCCGAGCATAGAGATAAGCATCGGAGCGATATTACGTGTTACGATAATATCATCTCCGAACACTCCAGGGACATCGCCAGAAGGCAACCTTAAGTCTCTACGTAGCGAGACAATTGCCTCACTAATTGAGTAGAAGACTAAGGATTCGAGCTCGAACGTAAACCCATTACCCATTGACGACATCATCTCATTCACATGAGAATAACCGTCGATGAAAGTCTTGGGGCAGCGCAGAGCTTTGAGTAAAAGGAACCAGTCAGGAGAAAGAAGTGCTTGACATAGACTTGTCGTAAGGCTATCGCTAGCCGAAGATAGATCTATAGTCGAGTAACCTTTCCTGTACGCTTCCCGGGCAGCGTCTTGGTTGACACGTTGGTCATTCAAGTTGATACCCACTCGACGAAGGCGATTACGAATGTAATCGCCTACGGCTTTCTGGCACCACAGATTTAGATCGGGTTCCTTGCAGGCAACCCTGTCTATCTCTGCATTCTTCGGTACCGTAAATAGGATGTTTCCCTTGACAAGTCTGCGAGACGATACGTCACCGTAGACAGTCCAAGCCTCATATTCACTTAGAAGTGAACCAATGAGATCTGAACATTCAGGGGTAGCATCCATACATTCGGTGTACTTACGCGCAAGAGTGTCGAGAGTACGTTTCTTTGATGTTGAAGCTCCAGGGGTAAAACCACCCTTAAGAAGGAGGGTCTCCCATGGAGGACAAGCACCAAGGATACGATGAGCTATGGATTTTGCTCGGAACATGATGTCCCAAGCGGATAATCCGTCGCTACCACAAGCAGCATCTTCGGAGTTAAACCAGAAAACTGGATTTTCCCTAAAGAGACGCTTGTTGGTTCTCTCGTTACGACGTTCCACAGCAAGCCACTTTACGATGGCGGCTTGCCGACGATCGGCGTTCGATATACCTGAATCGGGGGCATAGTACTTAGATAGCATATGCTTATCTAAATACTGAACCGAAGCCAAAGCATGGTCTATATCACTGTGTCGGTCCCAAATGGGCTCACCACAGTGCTTAGAGTAGTGCTTCAGCACACGATTTAAGCTCCAAACGTAATCGTCCGAAAGCTCACGAAAGAACTTCTTGCCGTGGATTTGTTTCACACGAGAAGTCATATGGAATCTCCATAGTGAGAGGGTGAACTAGCTCCTTAATGATCATCATGATCATAAAGAAGATGGTCTGAGGTCCTAGATTAGGTACCCCAAACCGCCTGGCCTTTGACAACAGTGTCGTTGACCAGGACCTTCGAAGGATCCAGAGCACTCTGAAGCATCCCGACAACATCTTTCCGCTCTTGCTCCGTGGAATCCATGGAGAAAGAGAAATCGATGTTGGCGAATGCCACTCGGGCGACTCGCGGAACCGTCACGCCGTTGATAACTTCATTGGCGATGATCGGAACCTGGAGTTTCAGGGTCGAACGAAGTCGCTTCCCAGTCCGGCGACCATTCACAATGAGCGAACGCTCACTGAGCATGTTTCCGGACGCGTCGGCGACTGCAACACGCCCCACACTCCCATTCGGACCACCGGTCGGAACGAGGGTATGGTTAATATTAGTGGGTGTTGCACGATCTGTGAGAACGATCGATTGAAGTGCGGGCATGTGTGTATCCTTTCACTAGCCGGCTACCTTAGGAGCAATGCTGCACCTGAGGCGAGGTTGGAGGGAGATATGCTCTGATTGACGGTCAGAACAGCAGGTGGAGGGTAGAATGGGTAAGCTTCCCTTTGGAAAAGGACAGCTTCCACTCTAGCCTGAGGTGCCTTCTTTACCACTGTAGTAGGGTAAAATAGGTTCCTCGTACACGTAGCTTTTCCGCCCATCCAGTTAGTCACGTAGCCTCCTTTGTAGGAGATTTGTGGCGACCACTGAAGGGAGCGCAGAAAGTTTTCGACAGGAAGAATCCAGTCAACAACGAAGGAGTAAGGGACAAGGGCCCAAGCAGTGACCGCAATATCGTATTGGTCAATGAGAGGGCCGTAGTCATCAGACTCCGAATCTGCGAACGGATTACCACCATGGAAGCCAAGGTTAGCAAGGAGTTGGAGATTTGTTGAAAGTTGGTAGTCTACCAACAGACAACAGGTTACTTCCTCTCTGCACTTACCTTCCACGATGTAAGCTGGTGTACCCAAGCCATAATGAGAGAAGAGCCCAGTAGGGTCGAGGACAGCGTCTCGCTTAGATAGAACTTTAAGCGAGCCGTTCTTCGGCTTTTGGGCCTGACCAAGGGTGTTTATGGTACTAATAAGGGGTTTAACCCCGTAGTACCAAGTGAGCCATGCTTGTGCAAGGCCACGAACAGTACCGTCCACAGTAGGACCGGTATAACGCCCTGGTCCACCTTTGATCGTCCCAAAATCTTTGGAACGAAAAGTGGTGATCTCATTGAGAACAGATAGGTACCTTCCGGTATGCTGTACAATAGATTTGAACAGCGACCCGGCGAGAACACCGATCTGTCTGGCCTGAGCAAGGTCTTCAAGGATATTCGCTTGATTGCCACCTAGACGTTTTAAGGCGTCCGAGATGGCGTTCGCGCGAAGGTACTCAGATGGATGCACGTTACCAGCGTAGAGCCCATATTGACCCCAAGGGGTCGAGCTCATCGAAATCTCATTCCCCGTAAGAGAGGAATTTGACGTAGATCGCTGATAACCTGAGCCGCTCGGACCATAATAGTCGAACGGCTGACCGACTCCACGAATTACAATACGTGAGTAACTTGTGGGTTGGTGTCCATCTGAAGGCCACGTCGGTGACTTAAAGGAGATAGCCCGGGGAGGATCATCGTACGTTGAGTACATGTAATACTCTGGAGTATCTGCTCTAAACCAAAAGCGCTTCGTTTCCACGGAGGGCTTGTCGACGTAGTATCCGACCTTTGAGGTATGAGCCATAACACGTGTCATGGTTTAACCTCATACGACTTCTGCACTGGGTTCTCCCAAGTGCCGTAAGGTACTAAGAAGTCGTAAGTATCGTAGTCGTGAAGATCACGACTTCGAGTATTGTCAGTACCCGCTTCGGCCGCATCAGAAGTGACGCGACCGGTAGGCTTCCTACAGTAGATTCTGATTGAATCTTCATTTGGAAGCGTTATCCCATAGCGGGATAAGACACAGTAAGCCCTTATAAAAGGGGCTGTCTGTGGGAGGGACAAAACGAAAAGCCCGATTACCACGAAGGTAGTAAGGCTAAGGATGAGTACTTCAGTTTTCATGGAGTACTCCTCTGTACCCGTTTTGCCAGGCGCGTTATGCGCGGGATTCATATCCCAAGTGCCCCCGGAGAGGGG